TTCTACTGATGGATTGTATGATATAGTTAAAGATTTTGATAATTTAATATATTTGAAAAATAAAAATCACGGACTTTCTTCAGCACTTAACACAGCTATATTTAAAATAATGAATGATGATTCTATTGAATATATCGCTAGGTTAGATGGTGATGATGAATGGCTTTTAAATAAGATAGAAATACAAATGGATTTCCTAGAAAAAAATCCAGATGTTGATATTTGTGGAACAGGTTTGATTTTGATAGGAAAAACTAATATTTTTTGTGGAGTTTATCCTGAAAATAATAAAGATATTTATGATTGTGTTAAAAATTCAAATAGAAATCCAATTTGTCATCCATCAGTAATTTTAAATAAAAGAATTTTTTATATCTGTGGAGTTTATAGCGACATATGTTTAAGAGCTGAAGATTTTGATCTTTGGAAAAGATGTATGCATTTTAATTGTATTTTCTATAATATTAATCAACCTTTAATTAATGTAACTGGAAAAGAAATAGATTTTACGTGTATGGGATTAAACTATTAAATATATTTCGTATTTAACATATTAATGATTTAAAAAAATCTTCATAATTTTGACGTTGTATATCGATTGTGAATTTATTTATTGCATTTTCGTAACAATCTTGTGAATTTATTTTAGATATATGTTTTATTGCTTGTGTAAAATCTTTACTATTTCTGCATCTTATTCCTGTTTTATTATGGATAACGGTTTCAACGAAGCCGCCAAAATCTGTTGTTATGCATGGCGTGCCGGAAAACTGAGCTTCGATAGCGGTCCAATTGCAAGGCTCCATAAAAATACTTGGCGCAAATAAAAATTTTGCGTTCGATAGTAGTTCTTTTCTTTTTTCAGGATCAACAAATCCAATAAATTTACAATACTTTGTGTCTTTCATTTTTTCGATATTTGGCCCAGCAAAGATGATTTCTTGTTCAGCTTCATTACATGCGTCGTAAGCTATTTTTGCGCCTTTTCCTGTTATTATTCTTCCGAGAAACAAAGCGATGTTTGATTTTTCTTTTTTGAATTCAAAATCATTTACATCAAAGCCGGGATAAATAACAGATTCTGTATTTATATCTATATCTCGCTTTACTAATCCATGCATTTTATGCATTTGACTGTAAGTTTCGAATATTTTAACAGGCGCGAACATAGAGTCGTAACCAATGCTGGGCTCTACTACAATCGCTTTGTTGTAAAAGAATTTAACACAAGGCTCATGAGCAAAACCAAACCAACAAAGTATAAATTCGTTTTTTGATTTAATTCTTTTGTTTAATTCGTGAATACAATTTTGATTAAAGATTTTTACGGCATTTTCATTAATGCTTTGATTAAAACCGTTTGTTTGCCAATGATTTAAGTTGCCATAACTATTTTTTAATATATCATCATTAGTAACTGTTATATGTTCTGTACAATTGACTTTAGAGTTTTCATGTCCGTAGTGATAAACGGTATGACCAGCTTTAATCATATAGTCACAGAATTTATAAACTTTTTGAACAAAAGCGCACAAAGAAACTTCTTTATTCGTTGGCGAATAAGGAACGCTTAAGCAGTGGAAAACCATATTATATAGTGTAATTTATTTTATAACATGTCAACTAAAAAGAAAAGACCGTTAAAAGAAAAAGAAAATCTTAAAGAAATAATTGAAGATAATCATTTTAGGCCAATTAAATTGAATATAAAAGATTTTAAATTAACAGATAAACAAAAAAGTTTAGCTCAAATAGTCTTTAATAAGAATACAAAAATCATATTTATCAATGGTGTCGCTGGAAGCTCAAAGACATTTATGGCTGTTTATTGCGCTCTCCATATGTTAAATATGAATCCTAATTATGAAATAAAATATATAAGAACAATAGCGGAATCTGGAGAACGAGCTTTAGGTGCGCTTCCAGGAACTGTTGATGAAAAATTTAATCCATTTATGATGCCTCTTTATGATAAATTAGACGAATTGCTGCCGATTGTTCAATCAAAATATCTTGAAGAACAAGGTCTTATAGAGGCTTTTCCGATTAATTTCTTACGCGGCGCAACTTGGCGTGAAAAAATCATCATCGCTGACGAAAGCCAAAACTATTCAACAAAAGAATTGATTACTCTATTAACAAGAATAGGTGAAGATACTAAAATGTTCATTTGTGGCGATTCGATGCAATCAGATATCGGTGGAAAATCTGGTTTCATGAAAATATATGACCTTTTCAATAATAAAGAAAGCGAAGAAAAAGGTATTTATTGTTTTGAATTCAGTGAAGAAGATATCATGAGAAGTGAAATTCTTAAATATATCGTTGCTTCTTTCAAGAAATTAGATAAAGCTCAGACTCATTAATATAATGGATATGAACGGTCAATCTTTTATTTATTGTTCTCAGTGCGGAACAAAAAGTGGGTCTGCTGCAAAGTTTTGTTCTACTTGCGGCAATAAAATGCAGTCATTTTCTTCTATGGCTAACGATTTACGCGCACCAGTTGCAAAAAAACCTGTTGTTAATATTGTTAGCGATACTGAATACGATGAAGAAGGCATTCCGACTTCGTTCAAGAAGCCTTCTAAACTGTATTATGAAATAGAAAGTCCAATAAAAAATAAATTCTCAGGAGAAGAGATATTTAAATCTTCTCCTGCTGAAGATAAAACAAAAAGAAATAAATTATCTAATTATAGAAAAATCTCTAAAGAGGAATTTCTTAATCAATCAATAAAAGAGTGCGCTTCAAGAAAACCACAGGATATTGATGAGTCGTAAAAAGAAAAAGACTTTCGAAGAAATGTATGAAACGATAGATTGCGTAATAAAAAAAAGAAAAAACAAGTGGAAGCTGAAAGCTATTGCTTGGTTTGATTTTGAAGATATTGAGCAGCTCATTAAACTTCATGTTTACAAAAAATGGAGTCTTTGGGACCAGAAACGTCCAATTGAACCTTGGATAAATAAAATAACGACAAATCAAATAAGAAATATAATAAGAAACAATTATACTTCTTTCGCGAGACCTTGCTTGAGTTGCCCATTTAATACAAATAAAGAAATAAATTCTGTAAAAGAATTTTCATGTGGATTTACAAAAAGCAAAACACAATGTGAAGAATGTCCTCTTTTTGCTAAATGGCAAAAAATTAAAAAACCGGCGTATGATGTTAAAATGACAGTTAGTTTAGAAAATCATAAGAATTATTTTTCGACATTTGAAGTCCCTACTCAAACAAATTATGAATTGGCCGAGAAAAGGCTACACGATTTGATGAGATCACAATTAACAGATAAGCAGTTTTTTATTTATAAAATGTTTTTTATAGATCACCTTTCAGATGAAGATGTAGCTGGTGTTTTAAAATTCAAAACAAACGAAAAAGGTAGAAAAGCTGGCTACAAGCAAATAAAAAATCTTAAAAAGATGCTTTTTTTGAAGGCAAAAACATTATTGCAAGAAAACGATATTTTCGGAAGTTAATATGTTAAACGAAGAACAACAACAAATAATCATTAAAAAAATAGGAGAAGGCATAAATGATTACATCACTATTGCAAATATAGTTTATGGAACAACGGATCTAACTGGCAGATCAAAAGAAGCAAAAGAAGTTAGAGACTTTTTAATTAGTGTTGGCAATTTAAAAAGCAAAACAAAACAAACCAAACAAATAGAAACACTGACCAAAGGTAATATTGAATTTATTGATCAAAATATAAAAACAGGTTTGTCGCCAAAACAAGTTACTCTTCTTCTATTCAATGAAAGATTTCAAGGAATAGATAATTTGAATATATTTTTGACTTCAGAATACAGAGCTGTTCAGAAGTATATAAAAGATAATTATCCTGATTTTCTTGTTGATAACGAATCGGCGGTAAATGAAAAATACGCTGTTCCGCGTTCAATAAAAACAGTAATAAATAAAGTCAATAAATGGTGTGGACAAAACATTTCTGAAGAGAAATTGTCTCTTAATCACAGAAAGTACATGGAAAAACTTTTGATTTATTTAGGAAGTCCGCGTTTCGTTAGTAATTACGATTCTTATAGAAGTGAAACAGATAAAGATCTTTTTGAAGCTGAGTTCGTAAGATCTGTTTGGGATAAACCCGATTTAACAATTGATGAAGTTAATCTGTACGTCAATGTGTGCATGGATTACATTAATCTTAGACAAATTGATATAAAGAAAAATAAAGTTAATGAAATGTTTAATGACACGCAAGAACAAAAAGATCTCACAATAAGATTGACGGAAATATTAAAAACAATAAGCGAAGAATATAATCAATGCGCCCAAAGAATAGATAAGAGCTTGCAAAAGCTAAACGGCGAACGCTCAAAAAGAGTTGAGCAACATCAACAAAAAAATGCTTCAATACTTAATCTTGTTGAACTTTTTCAAGACGAACAAGAAAGAAAAATGATGATTCAAATAGCTGACATGCAAAAAAGAACTGTTAATGAAGAAGCTGATAGATTGGAAAACATGTCTTCTTGGAAAAGTAGAATTTTGGGGATTTCTAAACAAGATGCTATATGATAAAGTGTCAAGTGTGTTCTCAGCTTTTTGAGACTGAAAAGTCTTTACATATCCATTTAAAAAAACATGGCTTGTATCAAGCTGAATATTATTGCACTTACTATCCTAGACATTCGGTTCATTACAAACAAAAAATACCGTTTTTAAATAAAAAACAATATTTTTCACAAGAGTTCATTGATTTTTCAGAGTTTTTATCTTGGGAAAATTCTCAAAATAAAGAAATGGTTAAAGCTAAATGCGTGGATATGCTTAATAATAGAATTTCAGAAAAGAAATATATTTACGCGCCATTTCATAACGAAATAAAGACTTTGGATTTGCCTCCAATAAGTATTTATAAAAAGTACTTTTCATCGTACAATGGAGCTTGCAAGCTTATTGGTAAAGAACCCATATTTAATAAAGGTTTACCAAAAATTTTTACTGAAAAAGAATTAAGCGATCTTCCTATTCTTGTGGATACGAGAGAACAAGACCCTTTACCTTTTAAAAATTCAAGGGTTGAGAAATTATTTGTTGGCGACTATTTACTTGATAGTGGTGATTATAGCTATACTTTTGTTGACAGAAAAAGTGAAAATGATTTTTTAGGTACTCTTAGTTCTGGCAAAGAAAGATTTGAAAGAGAAATAAAAAAGGCTGTTGATTTAGACGGATATTTATTTGTCGTTGTTGAATCTTCTATTGAAGATATAAAAGCCAATCATAAGAAGTATAATAGAAAAACAAGTTTGGAATATGTGTTCCATAACATGAGAAGTCTCACGCATAAATACGCGAGACATCTTCAATTTGTTTTTACAGGAAATAGAGATAACTCTCTTCAAATAATACCAAAAATTTTATATCACGGAAAAATTTTATGGCAAGTGGATTTACAATATTTTATAGATTATGAGCTGGGAATCAGGTTCTCAAAAGCAAAGAAAGAGTCGGTTGATCAGTAACGAAGATCTTTTTAAAAAAGAAGGTTTTATTGATGAAAGAGAAGCAAAAATACTGTTTTATGAATTTTTAAAAAATAATATAACTTTCTCAACAGATTTAATAACTGGAGTTAAGTTATTTCCGTTTCAACACATGGCAATTAAAGCTATGTTTGAAAGCGATTATTTTTTAGCGGTTTGGAGTCGAGGGCTATCCAAGACTTATACATGTGGCATTTATGCTGCTTTGGATGCTATTTTTAATCAAGGAGTAGAAATAGGTATATTGTCGAGATCATTTCGTCAATCTAAAATGATATTTAAAAAAATTGAAGATATCGCGGCAAAGCCAGAAGCTTATTTATTGAAACAATGTATTACTCATGTTTCGAAAAATAATGATGAATGGGTTATGGAAATTGGAAAAAGCAGAATCCGCGCACTTCCATTAGGTGATGGTGAAAAGCTTCGTGGATTTCGTTTTCATCGTATTATTATTGATGAGTTCCTTCTTATGCCTGAAAGAATTTATAATGAAGTTATTGTACCGTTCTTGTCTGTAGTTCAAAATCCAACACAGAGAGAAGAACTATATAATTTAGAAACAAAGCTTATTGAGAAAGGCGAAATGAAAGAAGAAGACAGATATCAATGGCCAAATAATAAATTGATAGCATTGTCTTCTGCATCTTTTAAGTTTGAGTATCTTTATAAGCTTTATGAACAATATGAAAATCTAATTTTTAATCCGAAACCTAAAGATACAACAAAACGTTGTATTATGCAGCTTTCTTATGATTGCGCTCCATTGCAGCTTTACGATCAAAACTTGATTAATCAAGCTAAATCGACAATGAGTGAGTCTCAATTTTTAAGAGAGTTCGGGGCGCAGTTTACTGACGATAGCTCTGGGTACTTCAAGATCTCAAAAATGGCATTATGCACAGTCCCTGATGGTGAAGCTCCTCACGTCGAAGTTCAAGGTAATCCAGAAGATGAATACGTTGTCTCTGTTGACCCTTCTTGGTCGGAAACCGAATCTTCTGACGATTTTGCGATTCAGGTATTAAAAATAAATAAAGAAAAACAAATTTGCACTCTTGTTCATTCTTATGCTCTTTCTGGATCTTCGTTAAAAGATCATATCAAATACTTTTTATACATTTTACAGAATTTTAATGTTGTGGCTGTTTGTATGGATTATAACGGTGGAGTTCAATTTATGAATTCTTGTAACGAAAGCGAATTGTTTAAAGACGCAAAAATACAATTAAAATCAATTGTAACAGAATTTGAAAGACCAGAAGAATATCAGATGAATCTTGCTTCAGCGAAGTCTGAATACAATAAATCTGACTTCCGTTATGTTTTCTTGAGGAAACCAACGTCGAGCTGGATTAGATTGGCCAATGAGCTTTTACAAGCAAATTTTGATCATAGAAGAACTTATTTCGCCAGCCGCGCAATAGATGAGAATTTTAGATCTCAAACAAGAAAACGCATAGGTATCACAGATCTTAAATTTTCTAATTCTTTAGATTCAGAAAAAGAAAACGAAGAAGCAAAAATGATAGATTTTATTGAGCATTTATTTGATATGGTGCTTCTTACAAAAACAGAATGCGCTCTTATACAAATCACAACTTCTTCGCAAGGATTACAGAATTTTGATCTTCCAGCGAACCTTAAAAGAAAAAATGGTCCAGATAAACCAAGAAAAGATAGTTATTCTGCGCTTGTGCTTGGAAACTGGTTGTCAAAAATATATTTAGATATGCAGTCGATACAGATAGATGATATAAATGAAACATTTACACCAATGTTTATAAGATAAAGTTAAAAGTCACTTTTAAAGTTACAAAGTGTAATTATAATTAACATGAGTCGTCAATATATTAAAAAGTCAGAGTATTGGAATAAATTTTCTAAAGGAAACGATATCGGAAATTCTTCTTTAGATCAAATTTTATCAGAACAAAACTCTGAACCGAGTTTTGCTGGCGAACCATTTTATTCTAATTTGTCAAAAGCTAGTTATGAAAGAAATGGTGGTTCATCGACGACAGACTTGAGAAGAAATTTAGCTTATGTTGGTCCTAAAATCTATAAATACGCAAACATAAGAGAAGGACTATTGCCGTTTGAATCTTCTATTAATAGTTATAACGTTAGAGACGCTATTGAATTGTGCCAAAAAGCTTATGCGAACGTAGCTATTTTTAGAAATGCTATAGATATAATGTCTGAATTTGCCAACGCTGAAATTTATCTTGAAGGCGGCAGTCAAAAAGCAAAAGATTTTTTAAATAAATGGCTCAAATACATAAAAATATGGAGCGTTAAAGATCAGTATTTTCGCGAGTACTACAGAAGCGGAAATGTATTTTTTTACAAAATAAATGCTAAATTTGATATCGACGATTTCTCAAAACTATTGGAAACATACGCGTCTTATGACGGATCTTCTTATACAACAGATGTTTTTGTTAATAAAAATTACCCGACTCCATATAATGTTAAAAATTTGATTCCTGTTCAATATATACTTTTAAACCCTTTTAATGT